TGATGATGCTGTCAACAGAGCACAACTTGGTAAGGTCATTACTGATGACTTGCTAGAAGGCGAAGCCATTAACCTTACTGATGTAACTGGTGGCACTAACTCTAACAAACAGGTTACTATCTCTGTTGAGGATAGCTCCAAGACTAACAAAGGTGCTGTAAGTATTAATGAGGCACATGCTATTGGGGTAACTTATACCAGTGGTGATGCTGTTATTTCAGCTGATAAGAGTACTTCTAGCCAGCAGGGTGTCGTACGCATTCAAGAGCAGGATAATGGCGCTAACGGAAACCCAGTTGACGTCAATTACACAGCTGACGGTGAAGTCGAAATTGGCATTGCTGACAACACTATTGACTTTGCTAAACTCAAAGACGTTGATATTGTAACTGAATCAGAGCAGGATCTTAAAGCTAGCACTAACACCGCTTTAACTGATACTGAGCTACTTACAGGCGCAGCGTTATCTAGACGTAACGATGTTATTGTTAATAATACTGGAATTAATCCAGCTCCGCCAAGTTCTGGCGCATATCAACCAGGAAAATTTTATTATCACGACGTTCCTGGTTCGAGAAATTTAAAAGTTTGGGATGGGGATCAGTGGCGTACTGTATCACCTGTAGGGGAACCTTTTTCACCAACTAGCCTTACAATTATTAGATATGTAGACGCAGTAAACGGCTCTGACGGTACTAGCCTTGAACCCAACCCAGGCTACCTACCACATAAACCCCTGAAGACTATTGAGAAGGCTTTAGATCTTGTCAATAACGATAGTACTGGTGATGGTACAATTATCTTTGTTGATTCTGGTGTTTACAAAGAAAATCTTCCGCTTGTTATTAAGAAGCAGAATGTCTCGATTATTGGTAGGTCAATGCGTAGCTGCTTTGTCATGCCTAAAAATGACACTGAATCTTACAAGGATATGTTCCATGTAGACAGTGGTTCTTACATTGCATTTATGACGCTACTGGGGCTGAAAATTAACCCAAGTACACGAGATGGTGCAAGGAACTATTCTTTAGATAACGACGCAACCTATGGACTACCTACTGGTCAAAACTGGTCTGTACGATTCCGTACTGATATAACCCCAACGCTTCTAAAAAGCCCATATATTCAGAACTGCACCCACTTCAGCGATGCTCATTTAGACATTGCAAACTTTGACCCAAATAGTTTTCCGTCAACTGATTCTCAGACTTACAGTGCTGTAGCAGGAGACCAAACCTCCGCGCCTTCTGCAGGCGGTTTGTTGGTGGATGGCAGCGCATGTTCGTCAGCTAGCCCTATTAGAAGCATGGTGGTGGATGCCTTTACTCAAATCACGCTTGATGGTCCTGGTATCCTTGTTACTAACAACGGTTATGCACAGTTAGTTTCCTTTTTTGGCACCTTTTCCCATTATCACGCAAAAGCTAAGAATGGTGGTCAAGTCAACCTAAGCAATTGTGTAAGTGACTTTGGAAGATATGGCTTAATTGCTGATGGTCATGGGGACACATTTGCCACAGCTACTGCAAGTGCAGCGAGTACTGGAGCAACTGTAGTAACTGTTAGTGCTCTGACCACTACAGCTGGTCACCATGTAACAGCTACAGAACCTCTAGACCACATGATGATCACCATTGATGGTAATGATTATGGTGTTGTAAGTAGTACAGCAAATGGAAGTGGATGGGATGTAACTATTACTCCAGCACTATCCCAAAACATAAGTAATACATCAACTTCTTTTTCGCTACGTTCTTATATCAGTACCGGTGGGCATACGTTTGAATATGTTGGAGTTGGTACTAACTATGGTGATCACCCTGACAAAGGTGGAAAAGCTATTGAAGCTAACCAAGCTATTGAGCTTAATGGAGGAAAAGTCTGGCTGTCCAGTACTGATCACATTGGCAAATTTAAAGCTGGTACTACACTTGTAGTTGACCAAGTTTCTGAAACTGTAGACCTTAAAGACACTACTGTTACTGGTAATATGGGTGTAACTGGTAATGTTGCTATTACTGGTAATGCTACTGTTACTGGTACTATTAACGAATTAACTGTTAGCCGTGGTCCTGGTAACAGAAATACTAATACAGCGGTAGGTGACGGAGCAGTAGCTTCACTTACAACTGGAAATAGAGCCACAGGCATTGGTGATGACGCTTTATCGATGGTTGAAAGTGGTAACGACAATACAGCCGTTGGTAATAATGCTCTAGCATTTAATGTTTCGGGTGACGACAACACAGCTGTTGGTTCAGGTTCGTATAGACGCGGTACTGGTGACGACAACACAGTTGTTGGCTCGGATGCAATGACGTTGTACGAGACAGGTGATTACAACACAGTTGTTGGCTCACACGCAGCCGCAAATTCTGGCGATGGTGATGGTAATACTGTGGTGGGTGGTCATGCTTATATTGGTGGTGAAGGTGAAAACAACACAACTGTTGGCAGAAGGTCTTTGTATGGGATTACTGGCGATTTAAACGTCTGTCTTGGCTATGAAGCTGGACTACAGCTAGTAACAGGCTCTAACAACATTATTATTGGAAGTCAGGTTCAAGCAAGTGCTACAGCTGTATCAAACGAAGTCACAATAGGTGATGCAAATATCAGCAAATTCCGTGTTCCTGGTATTGACTTTGTTCTAAAAGATAATGGTGGTACACCATCGTCTGGGCAAGTATTGACAGCTGATAGTAATGGTGAAGGCTACTGGGCTGATTCAAGCGGCGGTGGTGGTGGTGGTGGTCTTGCTAACGTCGTTGAAGATACAACTCCACAACTTGGTGGTCCTTTAGATGTACAAGCACAAGAAATTAATACTAGCACTACTAACGGTAATATCAAGCTAACTCCAGATGGTACTGGTGTTGTTGAAATTAAAGGTAATACAGGTAATGATGCTGCTATTCAGCTTAATTGTGAGCAAAATAGTCACGGTGTAAAAATTAAATCACCTCCACATAGTGCGGGTGCTAGTTATACTTTAACTTTACCTGATGATACGGGAACCTCTAATCAGTTACTTACAACTGATGGTTCTGGTAATTTAAGCTGGTCATCATCTGGAGGACTTGTAGATAGTAGTGATGCAGCTACCAGTGTAGGTATTGGCTCTTCAACAGCTTTGGACGCAGAAGACAGCACTAACACAAACACTGGTTATAATATTGCTATTGGTCAAAATGCTTTAACAGAGCTTACTCAGGGTGAAAACAACATTGCTATTGGCACAGATGCTCTAAGTAGTCTGCAAACCGGTTCATCAGGATGGAATGCTCTTGGGATTGGCCTCAACGCTGGTAAGAATTTTACTGGGGGTGGAGCTGGTGTTTTTGGTTCTCTTTTTATAGGAAATGGAGCAGGTAGATGGACAGGAACTACTGGCACTAATTCTGGTAACACTAATTCCGCCTTTAATTGTTATGTTGGAAACTTTGCGGGATCCTTACAATCTGGTTCAGGAAACACAGGCATTGGTGAAAGAGCTATGTATGGCCTGGGTACCGGTGGTGTTAACAGTACAACAGGAGGATTTAACAGCACCAATAATACAATGATTGGAGTTAATAGTGGTTACTCTCTTTCAGGCGGTGATCACAACACAGCAGTTGGATATTACTCATTAGGCGAACTTACTGTTGGTTTACGAAATACAGCTGTTGGTGCCTGGACTGGTCATCTATGTGAAGGTAACGATAACGTATTTATAGGCTACAACGCAGGTGATCAGCTTGTTGGCTCTTCCACTACGGGAAAAAATAACATTATTATTGGTTACGAGGCGCAAGCAAGTACCACTACTGTTAATAATGAAATTACTTTAGGTGATGACAACATTACCAGCCTACGTATTCCTGGGTTACAATCTGGTGCAACTAATGGGGAAGTTCTTACCTATAACTCAACCAACGGTAATATTACACTTTCTGGAGTTTATACTGGCACAGTGACTGCAATAGGGGCTTTAGATATTGACTGCTCCTCTTCAAATTATTTCACGAAAACCATTTCAGGCAACTCAACGTTTACATTCTCAAATGTTCCCTCAGGTGCTTTTGGTTTAACGCTTGAGTTGACACATACAAGTGGCACCGTGACATGGCCAGCTTCTGTCAAGTGGCCAGGAGACACAGCACCTACGCTTACAACTGGTAAGACACATTTATTTGTGTTTGTTACTGATGACGGCGGTACTAGGTTCCGTGGCGCGGCACTTGTTGATTACACTAATTGAGGAAGAATGGATAATTTAACTAGATCAGTATTAATGAGTGCAGCTGGTTCAGCAACTGGTTCAGCAACTGAGGTTGAATTTGTTGGATATAGCAGCCGAAGAGTGATAACGACTGACACTGAGGCCGTTCTTACTTTGTCCGGGCTTCAGGCTGACGATGTTGTATTTGCTGTTTATACTTCCGATAGTCAGCCTACATCTTCACTTACCAGCAACTCGACAGATCTGAGCAATGACTGGAATGGGCCATATGAACAGCAAAGTAGCCCGAAACATGCCTTTTGGTGGAGAGTAGCAACGGGCACTTCTGTGACGGTAGATTTTAATACCTTTGCCTCTCAGGATAGGTATGCTTATTCTTTTGTCTTTTACGCTTTTCGCAATCTTGATACAACGACCCCCTACGTTCTGATCGGCACAGAATCTGCAAATAGCTCCTCTATTGATATAACAGACTTAAGCAATGGCCCTAGCTACGCCACATACGCTGTAGCTCATGGCAACTTACACGACGATATCAATGTCACAATAACACCGCCTAGCGGGTACACCACAATTGAAACAATAGATACATCCCAATCTAATGGAAATAACTCCACGCTGTCTGTAGCGTATTCATTCCTCGCTGCGTATGGTAGCAAAACTGGCCTCAGCTTCACAGCAAACTCAACTGACACTTTCAAGAGTGCTCATCTTTTCCTCGTCCCTGCGGGAGAAGACGGCACCCCGCCGGTCATCACGGGATCTTCTACTGTAGCGGCAGCCACTGGTGGCACTGCTGTAGCAACATATTCCGCTGATGACTCAGTAACTTGGAGTCTTGAAGGCACTGACGCATCTTTGTTCAGTATTAGCTCTGGAGGGGTTTTAACCGCAAACTCAACCTCTCTATTAGGTAGTTACAGCATTGATGTGCGGGCCGTAAACCCTGATAATCTTTCCTCAACTATTTCCGTAAATGTTCTCTTTTACTCAACCGCTGGCGGAACTGGTGGAGGCATCACACGAGTTGCTGAGACTTCAGGCACAACTAACGGCAACGCTCTGACTCTTTCGCTTACAGGTCTGCAATCTGGTGACGTTGTATTTTATGCCTACGTTTCAGACCGTTTGAACAACTTAAGTGACACCGGCGGACTGTTGGCTACTCAATATACGGCAATACAAGAAGACGTAAATGGTGCCTCTCCTTACATGAAATTGATGTATAAAGTCACATCAAGTACTTCCGAAAGCCTTTCCTTTGCCTCAAACAGTGGCGGAAATATTTCAGCAGTTGGCATGTTTGCTTACAGAGGGGTGAACAATACAGACCCAATTCTGTCGGAATCTAGTATTACCACAGGCAACAGTGCTGCTGTTGATTGTCCTAGCCATTACATTATTGCTAACAGTGTAGAAGTCCTTATGGCGGGATGGGATGACGATGGAGGCACATCTGCAACACCACCATCAGGTTACACCGAATTTATTGAACAAAATGCTTTAGCAACGGCTTCAACCAGCAACGGTGCGCTACTGCATTTTTCAGATAAGAATGTAACTGGGAACACTACGGAACCAGCTAGGACCGTAACCTGCACCTCCAATGACCACCATTTTGCTTTGTCATTTACCCTTTATCCAGACTAACTTTTACTAAATTGATATGAAACTGCTTAAATCAAACTCAGAAAATGAAGTGGTTAAATACCCTTACTCTTTAGGGGAGTTGAGAAAAGAATACCCAAACGTTAGCTTTCCCAATCCGCTTACAAAAGAAGCTCTTGCAGCCTACAATTGTTTTATTGTTACCGAAAAGAAACCACCCACTGATTACAACAAAGTTACAAAAAACATTACTTCAAGCATCCATTTAGTCAAAGGAAAGTGGATTCAAAGATGGACGATAGCTGACGCTACACCTGAGAACATAGCACTACGCACTGAGGAGCAACTTAGGCGACTTGATTACAAGGGCTTTTGGAAAGCATTTACTAGAACAGCTGCTTATACGGCACTAAAAACTGCTGCATCTACTGACTTAAGTGCCAACGTACTAGCAACTGAACTAATCAGTGTATTTGCTGACGCCAAGGCTGGAAATTTAGACGCTGAAGCTATGCAAGCTGGAGTTAATGAAACACTTGTTTCTCTTAGATCTATTAACGAAACACTTGCAACTGAAACAGAAGAACTTCTAACTTTTTATAAAATTAGTTTTACATAAAAATTTATTATGATCACTCTTATCCGTCCACTACTATTTTCATTCCTACAATCTGATCGTGTTAAATCACTAATTGTAGAGATGCTAGAGAAACTTGCTGAAACCACCGATAATGATATCGATGACAAAGCAGTTGAATTTATCCGTAACGGTTTATTTCCGTCTAAATAATGGATTTAGGTGAGCCACCTGTATTCCCCTCTATAACGCTTCCTGAGCCTGTTCAATTACCTAAACCTATACTAGAAGTCCCAAGGGCAGACATACCGTCTTACAAGCCCTTGGTGGTGCCGCCTAGCGACCTTAGACCACCACCGGGTGTTAAACCATCTGCAAAAGATAAAGCAGCTAAACAGGTAAAACCGTCTCCATCAATACCTCAAGTTCCTCAAATACCTGAGGTACAAACATTTGAAATTCCTGGTACTGATATTGAATTACCTGTACCTGAAAGTGCAATTGTTATTACAGCTGCATCTACAGCATTTGTATCAGTTGCTGCTACGTTAACTGCTACTTCACTCTTTAAGCATTTAGTATCTTTATTTAAACCAGTATTAAAACAATTATGGAGCAAGGTAACCAAGACGAAACCGACAAGTTAAAAAAGAAAAGTTTCTTGTCTAAGGTAAAAGAGAATACAGAAGACGAGCTACAAATACTTGGAACTTTTGTACGTTTAGGTGTAGTAGTTTGGAGTGGTTTTATTATCACTTTAAACTATGTTGATCTACCAATGATTAAAAAAGGTCAAAGTGGCGGTGACATTACTTTTGTCGCTTCTGTATTTACAGGTGCTTTGGCTACATTTGGATTGACTACATCAAACAGCAAAAGCAACAACAAATCTGATAACCAAACCAAAAAGAAAGACGAATGAAGCGTTTACTATTTCTATTGTTTTTAGCTGCACCAGTTTCAGCTCAATCGGTTACACCTAATTTTACACAAGGTAGTATGCAATCTACCACAACTACAACTATTGATATTGACCGTACAATTGCAACTGAAGTGTACGGGGGAGATTACAAATCATGGTCTGGAACCAACATTACACCAAGTGGTTCAATCGAAGATGGATCGACAACATTTTCAGTAACAAATTCTGGAGAGCAATTCCAACTGGAGATTGTAGAGAGAGTAGCAGGAGTAGTCGAAGCAATCGATGTGAACGAAACTATCCAACAGGTTTCTACTACTACTTCCTTATCAGTCTTCTCGCAGTAGGACCAGCTTACGCAGAAGAACCCACCGTATCTAACACTGCAAACCCTGTAGCTGCTGCAACAGGTAACGTCACTAATC